TCTAAATGTATATTAGATAAGTGACCACCATCACCCAGATATTCATTAGAAAATATGTTTCCAGAAACACTGAGATTTGTATTTACATTAACTGTGGCATCACTGGACTGTTCAATTTTTGATTGAACCAGGACATTACTTGAATCTGTAACGGGTACATAGTTTGCTTGGACAGTTTTAAGAGCTAAATTATTAAGTTCGACTGTTCGGGTAGTACTATTACCGGAACTAATAATTTGATCTAAATCAAGATTGGATAAATATTTACCATCACCATGGTATGCAACGGCTGAAACATTTCCAGAAGTTTCGATAACATTTGCCCCATGCTCTATCACATATAGAGAATCTCCAACTGATATGGCGTACTGAGGTGATGTATTGTTTACACTTACATAAGAATCAGCTGCTAAAGTCCCGGCTTTAATTTTACCAGAAACCTGTATTTGATTAACTCCCGTGGGTTGTAATAGAATACTAGTTCCAATTTGAGCATTACCACTCATACTAAATGAAGTTAACTCTAAATTACGAGTTGTAGTATTACCAACAGCTGTAACATTTTCGAGTGATGGTATACCCAGTACATCCGCAGATGTTAATCCCGAATCTACTACCTCTTTAGTAGATTGGTCGTATGCTAAAATAGAAAATCCTTGTGTATCACCCTGTCTTATAGGGGTCATATATACAGCGCCGGATGTAGATGCATTAATTTGTTCATCTGATGCATTGAATACTATGGTATTATCTGCCTGATCATCCGTACAATTTTTACCGAATCTAATCTTAGTTGATCTTTCAACCGTACTAAGATTTTTTACCATTTAATATATATTTTCATTTTAATTTGCATAGACTAAACCCGCCATACCATTATTTATTTTTAGAATATTATAGTTTATAGCATAAATTGGATCTGTTATGTTCAAGTTCTCACTATGTATTTTAGCGGATTCAAGCCTACTAAAGTTAAGAGTACCCGTTGGTTGAAGGGAGCTTGTGGAAATACAGAAACAGTAAAGAAAAAAGTCTGGTGAAGTAACATTGTTTGTGTGATAATAACTCATAACATCTATAAAATGTGGTTTAGCCCATTTAAAACCACCTATATCAGTACCGTTAATACTCAATTTAACTTTGTTATCGATAGATGTTAGAGCGCCTGTAGACGAAGTATTTGAACATGCAAGATATTTCACAGGGTGATTAAACGTGAGTTCTTGAACAAGTTCGTTTGATGGTATACTTTTCTGGACTTGTGTAATAAGAATATTATGATCCCTACTCACAATATTTCCTCTTTCCTCATTATCCAAATAATAATAATTTGAAAAAGCCTCAATATTGTAATTACCAGCATCAGGACCCCAGTTTATCCTGATTTCGACATTATGATACTGTAGGGCTACTAGGGGTATAGCCGATTGTGGTCCTTCACAAAAGAAAAATCGAAGAGGGTAAAAAAAAGATCTGGCGCTGCTACCAGGATGTGTACCATTGGAGCTTTTAGAAACATTTTGAGCAAATGTATCGATGGCTATTTTTTCAGTAAAAATGGAATCTTGGGTATCTATAACTTGTCCACCAATCAATAATTCTACTTTATCTATGATTCGTGACCAGTCTTGAATATCCAACGCTTTTGTATTATCGTCTAGAGTAAAATATGTATATCCGAGTAAATCCCCAGATCTTTCGAAACGGATGGATGACATTGAATTACCTTTCACAGCCCCTTGAATGGTCTGTTTTTCTACGGACTGTGAAAAGTTAGAGTGTCTCTTGTATGTGGAGCTAAAAAATGATATTTCGGGGTTCCCCATGATGTACTCGTCTTGTGCACCAACGGCTATCAATTGAACTATCCCAGAAGACATTTATAATACTATGAGGTTTAAAAAAATAAAAAAAACTAACGCCCTGATAAATTGGGTTTATCACAAACAAATCTAAAAATAAAAAAGTTATCTTGTGTTCCCGGGAGGGTCTGACCTCTATCATCCCTCAAAGTGAAGGTCATCCTGCTTAATCTTTTTATGGGATCTAGGTACTGTTGTACGACTGGGTAGTTATCTTTAAAATTAATAGCCGTAGCACCGTCACCGATCAAAGATCCGAAAGACCTGTTTAGGACAGTGAGAGAAGATTCTCCCTCCAAATCACTTGTTCCTCGCTGACTAAAGTTTGTATTAAGTTCCGAAATGGAAATATGACAAACATTGGAAGTTCCAGTATTAATTTGTGCAGCACAGAGTCTCGCCTGAACAACATTTTCAAGGGGCTGTTGCAAATGTATTGTAAAGGTATTTTTACTAGCTTGATTTATAGTATCGACTGTAACAGTGTGATACTCATATTTGAAATCGGGTATGGATGATATTGGCGTCGTGGTAACTAAGGCCATTTATATTAACTTAGATTATCTTGTAGCTAGCGTGGTCACGCACAAGCTTCTGAGCACCGCACACACCACCCGGGGGTATGGCATAAGCCGACGACGTTTCGTCGGGGCCCGGGAGGCACGATTCTTCCACAGGAAGATCAAAAAGGGATTCATCCGAGGCGGGCTCTATGGTAATTTCCTTACCCCTGTATCCACTGGTACGTGTGGACATGAACCATTGAAGCACGATTATAAGCAAAATTACAATGAGCACAGCGTTAAGGGTACGGCGATTAGTCCTGTTAAGTTTCATTTACTAAATGTAAATATTTTTAATTAAAGTGCGTTAAAGAGTTTGGAATAGTTTCATTATAAAGTGTAGTATGGACGGTGAGATTGTCATTGACCGTGGTGATAATAATATTTTAAAGTTAGATGATGATGAACAGGCTATGATGGATGAGATTAGACTGGAGATTCCATCTAAGAAACCTACACGAGCTCGCGCACCTCCTGTGCGTGGGGCTCCTCCTCCACAACCCGAATATCAGGAAGATATAGATTCTTTTGCGAATCCTAATAAACAATCTGAACCAATTCCACCAAGACCCGAAGATCCCATAGATTATGGCGAATACGATAACGAGCCAGAGTATGAGGGTGGGATGGGGGGAATGGGTATGGGTATGGAAGAAGAGGTACCATCTCCTGGTTATTCTTCCATAGATGAAGAAAAGGCGGATTTGGTGAATAAACTTGGGCGTCTAGAGAAGAAGGGTTTTGCTATCAATAAACGATTGAATGTTTATTCCCCTGTTGACGATCTCCGTTCAGAGGTAAAAAGAATCACATACAGCATAGATGTTGATAAATCTGTAAAGTTTTCTAGGCGCATGCTCATAGCATGTGTTACCGGTCTCGAGTTTTTGAACAAAAGATATAACCCTTTCGAGATTCAACTTGAAGGTTGGTCTGAAAATGTTATGGAAAATGTGGATGATTATGATGAAGTTTTCGAGGAATTATATGTCAAGTACAGAACCAAGATGCACGTGGCTCCTGAAGTCAAGCTCATCATGATGCTTGGTGGTAGTGCCATGATGTTCCACCTCACTAACAGCATGTTTAAATCTGTGATGCCCAATGTGAATGATGTGATGAAACAGAATCCGGGTCTCATGCAAAATATGATGTCAGCAGTACAGAACACCATGTCTTCTCAAGGAGCCACGAGCACCCCTGCACCCGCGACGGGTGGTGATGGGCGACATGAAATGCAGGGTCCTGGATTTGACATATCTTCCCTCATGGGTAATATCATGATGCCTCCACCCCCACCCATGAACACAACCCCCCAGGTTCAGGATACACCTCAACAAGATATGGTGACACCCCCGCCCATAGATGAAGAGGATTCCGTGTCTGATATTGTTTCCGTTGTCATGAGCGAAGATGATCTGGGTGATGTTAAGGATATTAAATTACCGGTGGTTAAAAAGGGAGCTAAGAAGGGACGTAAATCTAAAAAGAATGCCGTTGAAATAAATGTCTAAGTATAGTAGTATAATATGATTGCGTATGCACCTATAGATTTTGACGAACCGGAGACACCAATGGTTCCTCAGAAGCCAGTGAAAAGAAAAGTTCCCGTCAAGGTTGATGAAAATACAGAATGTAATTATGTTGTTTTATTTTTTATTGTCGGAGTGGTGGCATTAGCGGCTATGGATTCAATTGGAAAGTAAAAAGTGAAATAAAATGAAATTGAATACCTTTTATGGAAATTATTTCCCATATAATGTATTCATCCCAAAAACTTACCGGAAAAATGTGCTAAACCACCACCGTAATATATATCAGTTCCACTTGTAACACTGTGGATGTATGGCTCTATATAATCACCAGCTTGTAAATCAAGCATGATCTCAGCTATGTTATAATCATGGTCAGATGTAGCCGTCACGTATGTATATGAAACACCTCTAACATTGACATTTGTTCCATTTTTAGAGAAAGATAATTCACTCGATCCACCCGAAGATATATATCTATGCAATGCAGCAAATTTAAACTCATACACTCCATCTACAGGCGCTGTAAATCTACTCGATGTTGTATCATAGTGATTACCCGTGTTTACGTGTGTTAGATTAAATACGTTCAAAACACCCGTCGATGTGGTTGACCCACCACTATTATTATACGCATAAAATCGAGGATTTTTATTTTTCACAAACCCATTGACTTCGAGGGGTACCGTGGGGTTTGTTACGCCTACACCCAAGTTTCCTTCAACTACAGCACCTCCTCCGACTGCGAAGACTTCATCTGGTGGTCCGTAATTATAGAGTTCCGTTCTATCTTGAGCCGTTTCACCCGCTGAAAACAGGGGTGTACCTATGTACCCATTAAGTCCACCACCAAATATTATTCGGTTTAAAAGATTATTTAGGGGTGTACCTAAAGTTTGTGACAATATTTGTATATTATCAAGGTAAACCGTAAAGCTATAGTTAGGTGTACTACCACGATGTATGTCTATAAAAATGTGATACCACCTATCACTAACAATCGTTTGTGATGATGAAACATAATCACTTCCATTTACATATAACTTTATGGCGTCCTGTTTTATAGAAACAACATGACCACCAAAATCTAAAACCTGCTCATAAGACGCACCTACATTATTACACCTGACCCAAAATGATAATTTTTCAACGGTATCACCATTCATAGTAGCGTATCTATATTGATTTGTAGTAACATTGCTAGTAGAAGACCCTGAAAAACTTAACCCCTTTACACCCGAATCATACGTAACATTATGAGGTACTCCATTCGACTCCTGCGAATATATATAATGAAAATTATATGAATATACATTGCCACTCGCTATAACATTTTCATCCCTTGTATTGTAAAACAAATAACAACCATTCTTTTCGGTTGGATCGTTATCATGTTCACCTCTAACAGCTCTCCAATTCATTTTTCTATCCGAAGATACTGTGATTTTGGATGTTGCACGTGAATCTCCTATTATGTCCATATGCGCTTTTGGGTCCATGACACTACTATGCCCCACACCTGTACATTGATATCCATTCATAACGAAAACAGGGGTTTCTATGTATCTAGATTGATTCACTGCAGTATCTCCCCGAGGACAGTCGAAAATTATACCCGGAGCTTTTAGTCTTACTCTATCCGGATTTAGTTCCTGACCACCATTTCCAGGTAACTTGGCCAATAATAATTCAGATGATTTACCAGTAGTATAGTACACTCTATTTTCTAGGGTAGAACATTCATAAGAATTATCACCGTTTGTACCACCGAATAGTAAGCGTTTCGTGCCATCGGTGGACCCACCATCACTCGCTCCTATGAACACACTTTCTGCTTTTACATATCCACTAAACAGGGAGTTGCCATTATATATAGAAGTTAAATCATATTTAAATACATGGACACTTCCAGCTTGAGAATTGTAATACGGCGCTGATACAGCTGCATATTTGCCATTTACCATCGCAAAATCATAACCCAATAAAGTCGATTGTTGGTAATTATATCCGGATATTCCAGATATGGGTAAAGAAACATCATAAAACGCTAAACCATTCCAATCATAAAGTTTAGTAAATAGGGATTTGTTCAATTCGGTATGTCCTATACGCACACCATCATAGCTCAAGGCGCTACCCCAACCAGTTAAAGAACCTATACCACCAGTTATATTCTGTTGATGTTCCCATGTATTTTCCAAAGTATTGTAAGTATAATAGCTTACCCTACCCGCAGATGTGTTATAGTCAACAGACTCGCTCCTCACACCCTGTTCTACACTCGTTACTAATATTGTATTGCCATCATAACTAATATGTGTATTGAATCCAAACCCTGGCAATGACGTACGATAATGGTCCCAATAATCAAGCCTGTTTCCATCTGGGTCACCCCGGAGAAGTTGACCAACTTGTGTTACACCAGAAGTCCAATCACCTTCATTAGGACATTTAAATATTCTCGCGTGTCCAGATTGATAATTACCTTTATTATTTGTGAATATGGGCGGGGGGGTGGTGCCGATGATGTGTGTATTACTTTGATATACCTGGGTTGCATCTGAGTTAGTTGAATCTATCTGCAAAAACCGTGTACCGGGTGCACCGACTATAATATGTTCCCCAAATGCAGACATTTGTACAGAGTATCCATATTGTGTGTATGTACTATACACATTTATATATGTCAAATTACTATATGTCCATGTTGAACGATCGGTAAGACCCGCACCGTAACTTAAGGGTGTTACATTTTCAAAATCCGTCCCTACATTAGAAAAATCAAGATTCCATGTTCCATTACGCTCTTCATATACATATACGGTATTGACATCTGGTGCCCCCACACACAATCTATTTGAAACGTCATTTGCTAACGAAACACAGTGACCAAAACTTGTAATAGAGGTATTTATTACATGATTCAGGGTCCATCCACTCGAATAATCATAAATATATACATTTGAAGCGGTATTTGCTCCCACTATTATTCTATCACCCGTCCAATTCATGTCTATAGAATGCCCAAAGCGAGAGGATGTGTGAGGTCCAGTGATATTACTACCCACCTGTGTCCATGTATTAGCTTCCTCGTCGTAGTCAGCGACGTATACATAACCTGTATCTGAATTATTCCCAGGTGCACCCACCGCTAAGCGGGTACTCTCGAAATTAAGAGCTATAGAATGCCCAAACTCGTCCCCCGGCTGGGAGCCGAGATGTACCGGTCCCGCCCAAATACCGGTCGTACTGGATTGAACTTCGCTCATTTATATATCTCTATATTTAAGTTAATGTAATTTTTCGTGTAGGTCTTTCGGCAATTACGGTAGAGTTTTTTATAAAAAGAGATCCGGTATGAAGAGCATTTGTTCTGACTCCTCTTATACCTATGACTTCATTTGTAGAATATACATTTCCCACCACATATAAAACTTCACTACCCTCGTCATCTATAATAACATTCGAACCAACATGTAGCGTATATTGAGGAGTTGTATTGGAAATACCCGTATTGCTACCAATTTCGGTTATGTTATTAAGAGAACTTCCACCACCCCCTGTTGCATTTTGCCATGAAGGAACACCCCCAGAAACAGTCAAAACCTGATTAGCGGAACCTATAGTTATTTTTGAAAGTACCGTGGAACTAGATGCGTATAATAAGTCCCCAATTGTATAACTTGTTAACCCGGTACCACCCCTGTTCACAGGTTGTGTTTCACCCTCTAATGCTGTAACACGTGGATTTACATTATCAAACAAGTTGGACCACACCGTACCATTCGAGGTCTCTAGGTTTGTGATCCTACCAGCATTTGAAGCCAGATTGGACTCTAGGTTTGTAATCCTCGTAGAGTTCGAAGCCAGATTGGACCATATGTATCCGTTGGAGGTCTCTAGGTTTGTAATCCTCGTAGAGTTCGAAGCCAGATTGGACCATATGTATCCGTTGGAGGTCTCTAGGTTTGTAATCCTCGTGGAGTTCGAAGCCAGATTGGACCATATGTATCCGTTTGAGGTCTCTAGGTTTGTAATCCTCGTGGAGTTCGAAGCCAGATTGGTCTCTAGGTTTGTAATCCTCGTGGAGTTCGAAGCCAGATTGGTCTCTAGGTTTGTAATCCTACCAGCATTCGAGGCCATATCCGTACTTAAAGCTACACCCGTTAGAGTGGTGCCATCTCCGTAAAACCTTTGTGCAGATATATTACCACTAGCCACAATGGAGTTTGTGGTATTTGTGAATTGCACTGTATTTGAGGTCGTGTTTCCGGTGTTAACAACTTGGCTAAGTGTACCAACACCCGCACTTCCGTATATTTCATCATCACCCCAATATATAGCTGAACCATCGCTTTTCAAAACTTTACCATTTGCACCTATGGATAATTTCGTTAATGTAGTACTACTTGTTGCATAAAGAATATCTCCGGTTGTATAACTTGTTAACCCGGTACCACCCCTGTTCACAGGTTGTGTTT